TTAGCTTCTTCTTCAGTTAATGGCGTACCTGCCACTAATTTAGCTTTTGCACTAGCTTTTAAATCTTCTTTAGTTGTTTCTTGATTTTCTAATTCAGTTTTCTTTGCAACAAACTCATTATATGTAAATGGTTTAGCAATAGGATTTGCTGTTCCATCTGCATTAATATCTGTTGTTGAAAGAATTGTTAAATTATTGTTAAAATCATTTTCGTTTTCAATTTTTCCTTTTAAAATAAAAGGATATTCAAAACTATTAATTACATCTGCGTCTCTAATCATATTTTATTTCTCCTATGTAGCATCTGTTGTTAATGTTCCATCTACTTCTTCAATAGAATAATTTTGATAACCTGCACTACCTCGCCAGTTTACATAAGCACTATTACTACCTGCATTTGCGTATTGAACTTTATATTGTTTTGCTGAAGTTGATGCTGACTCAAATATAGAACCTTGAACAGAAACACCTTGTGGATGAGAGCCACCACCTTCTATAGATGCAATATATTGCTGATTACCTACTACAGCACCATCAGTTACATTCCAAACTCTAAAGTTTAAATGCCATGATGAAGTATTACCCCAAGGCTCGTTTAAATGAAATCTGTGTACATAATAATTTGATGCACTTGTTCCAGTAATAGTTAAAACCATTCCAGTATCAACCCAAGTATTACCAGTACCAACTGATACATCTCCAGTTAATTCTCTGTTAAATAATTTAATTTGTTTAACTGTTCCACTTGCTTGGTCTGTCCAAGATGGATTTGCACCAGTACCACCAGTTTGTAATACTTGACCATTTGTTCCTGCACCAAGTCTAACCCAGTCTGTTCCATTGTAATATAAAATATCACCTTGTGCTAAACCAGATATTGAAGCAATGTCTGCACCTTGTGCCATTACATTCCAGTAAGTAGTATCGGTTGGCAAGTTCCCTGTACTAGCTAAAATGCAAACATAAGACGAACCATTGTACGATACAACGTCATCTTTTACATAAGCTGTTCCACCTGCATAAGCCCCTTGCCATCTGAACTTAATCAAGCCTAAATTAACTGTAGCCATATATTTTTTAACTCCTTTATATTGTTGCTATTAGTTCGCCATTGTTTAACGACCAAGTAAAACCACTTGCCGCATATTGAACATCATCAAAGTTGGCGTAATCTGTTGATGAGATATTGTCTACTCCTTGATTGGTTGTTGTCACAATCAATTCGCCAGACGAATTTTTATTAAAACCATATACTTCTGCTGAAGAAGCATTTGCATATTCTAATGCCGTACCACCAGAATTTACAACTAAAGCCTGTCCTGCTGACCCTAAAGCCGCAGGTGTATCTGTTAAATCGTTTACTGATACGTTAGCTAATTGGAATGTACCATAAGCCACCACCATTAAAATATCATTTACTGAAGCACCACTAGAAAGTACCACGCTTGTACCTGAAGTTGCTGTGTAGTCTGCATTTGCTAATTTCACACCGTTCAAATAAACGTCAATGAACCCTGCGTCATAAGCCATTGTAGCACCATTTGAGTCAGCACCAGTAAATATTGTCTGATTAGCTGTTGCTGTGTACTCGAACCTGTTTGCAGTGCCATTGACTGTGCTACCTGCCGCAGCCCATCCAGAACTTTTGTAAACTTTAAGTTCATTTGCCGTTGTATCGAAATAGAGGTCTCCGACATCATTTGATGTACTCGGTGCTGAACTTGCAATTCTGTATCTTTCTGCAAAAGAGTTTACTCCAGATAAATTTGCAGCTACGCTATTAACGTTAGTTATAGAACCACCAACATTATTAACGTTTGTTATTGAGCCTGCTACTGTTGTTACATTAGCATTGTTGTTAGCAACTGAAGTCACATCCGAAGATATTCCTGCAACTGTCGTAACGTTAGCTGAAATTCCTGATACTGTAGAAACATCTGAACTAACTCCTGCAACTGTCGTTACGTTAGAAGATATTCCTGCTACAGTATTAATATTAGTGTTGTTACCTGCAACTGTGTTAATGTTGCTTGAATTAGAGTTAACAGCATTAATATTTGTTGAATTAGAATTAACATTTGAAACTGCTGTAGATATTCCTGCTACTGAAGTTACATCGCTAGAAATTCCTGCCACTGTAGTGACGTTTGCTGAAATTCCTGCAACTGTATTTACGTTAGCAATATTTGTTCCTACTGTATCAACGTTAGCAATACTGTTTGATACTGTGTCGATTTCTGAAGTTGTTTCATTTAAATCATTTGCTGCCGTTTCAATTTCAGATATTGCTTCATTTAAATCATTAGCAACAGTAACTACGTCTGCAATATTTGTTGCAACTGTGTTTACATTTGCGATGTTAGAAGCAACCGTTGTAACATTAGCGTTGTTGCCTGCTACAGTTGTAACATTAGCACTAATGCCTGCCACTGTAGTAACATCACTTGAAATACCTGCTACTGTAGTAATGTTTGGTAAATTTGTTGAAATAAATTGTTTGTTAACAGCGTCATTATTATTTACTGGGTCTGCAACATTTGTAAGTCTTTTACTTTGTACATCCCATTGAAAGTTTGCTGCGTCTAGTTTGATTACATCGCCTGCGTCATCAATAGCTTCTTGTGACATAAAGAAAGCTTGGTTTGAGTCTGTATCTAAATCGTTTTCAGTTAAGACCGAACCTGCCGCATAATCAACTAATCTTGATGTTTGACTTGTCTTACGTCTAATTTCAATTGCACTTAAATTAGCCGGTGGTGAAGAGAATGTAATTTGAGTCCCTGCTGAGTTCCATGTAAAAGCAGTTGTAGCTACACCATTAATTGTTACAGTTACGTCAGCCTGGTCACGATATGAGAAACTTACTGCATATTGTGTGGTTGAACCATTACCTGTATATCTTACAAATGAATTAGCCATTTACACTCCTATTCTTCTTCTAATATGGGTACTTATTGTTATGGTTTTTCAGGAAGGTACATACTTCCTAACTTTCTGATTACGTTTTGAATACCTAAAGCATTCTGTAATATAAACATTTGAGTTATGTCATTGTATTGTGACTGTGAAAAGTCATAATCTTTATCCCACATTGCCTTTGCTGTTCTAGCAATACCTCCAGTTGGTGAAAATCCTTTTGTCCAAAGTAAATCATAAGTTGGATTTCCAGTTATAATGTTAGAGTCTAGTCCAGTTGAACGATAGTGAAACAAAGGATTAACTCCAAATATTCCTAATCCAGTATCGATTGTAGCCGGTATTAGTGAAGCAAAAGCTGAACGTTGAAATCCTGCTTTAGCAATATTTTTAATTATCTCTTCGTCTGTTTTACCTAAACGTTTTTCTAAAAATTTCTTTCTTTCTCTTCCAGTCATTAGAGCTGCTTGAGCTTGTATCTGTGCAACATACGCCATTCCTGCAAACATAGTTGACATCATAAAACCTTTGTAAGCTTGTACATCATTCATTTTTAATCCATGTAACAAATGCTTACCGTAAGCTGTCATCATAAATCCTCTAAACTGAAATAATATTTTTCCAGTTGTAGTATCAGTTAAACCACCAAGAAACATTTGTTCACCAATATCGTTTTCTTGAATAGTTCTTCTGCCCCATCTATTTATTGCATGAGCATATGTAGACGCAGCTTCCTGGTCCACCCAGTTATCAATATTAATTCTTTTAATTTTTCTTTTTGTTAATGCGCCTTCTTCTGTGACAGCGTGTTTTTTAATTTGGTCTATAATTCTTTTATACATAGCGTCAGAAATACCTAAATCTCTAGCACGTTTTTTAGACATAGCTGCACTACCACCAAAAGCTTCATCAACCCATTTTTGCACCATACCTTTTAATGCAATTCTTTTCATTGCTGTGTTAACTAAAGCCATCCCAGATATATCTGCTGTAACTCTGTTTAAATGGTCAAGTCCTCTTTCTAATTTAATAACTTTTGATGAGGATAGTCTTGCACCAAATTCGTCAGATTGATTAGCTACTTGATTAATAAGTCTTTCACTTCCAAAACCACCAAAGATTTCTTCAGCTTCTCTCATAAACTCATCATCAATTTCACCATTTTTTAATCGCTTAACAAGTTTTCTCATTTCTGGTAAATGTTTTATTGTTTGACGTAAACCCACGTTTGCAATCAATACACCTATCTCAGCTAACTGAGCAAAACCTACTTGGTTCATAATTCTAGCAAAATTATACTTTCTCATTATTCTTCCAAATGTAGAATATGTAGTAGATATGTCTTCTAACGGTTTACCAACTAAATGGTCATAACCACTTTGCAAAGCTTTCATTTCATTTATTCTTACTTTGTCTTCTTTAGCCACACCTAAATTTTCATATTCTTTTTCTATCTGTCTCATCATAGCTGTCCAATCTGAACCAGATTTAAAACCTCGTTCAGCTAATGCTATTTGTCCAGTAAGATTATTTGCATAATTTAAGAATAATATTTCTGAGTCATTTTCTAAAAAATCTGATATTGACATTTCACCATCAGAATATGTTTCATCAAGTTTAACTCTTCTACTTTTAAATACATTTGATGTGCCACCTTTACTAGGAAACACAGCGTTAGTAATTTCTAATATTTCATCTGAACTTAAATCAGTTTGTTCACGTAGCATTCTAGTTAAGTCTTCTGCTTTTGCATTTAGTATGCCACCAATATTCATTTGGTATTCACTCTTTTGTCTTTGAATAACTCTCATTAAATATTTAGCTAATCTTAAATTTGCTTTTTCATTAAGACCACCACGCATTGCACTAGCTAAAAATCTTTCTACTTTTTTTGAACCAAACTTATCAATTAGTTTAGAAAGTTTAGCGTTAGAATAAATTCTAGTTAAATAATTAAAGTTTTCTTCTACTTTGTCTGCACCTCTAACACCTGAGTCTTTTGCTTTTTGTAGCAACTCAGAATATCTTTCTCTTTGTGCATTAGCCATTTTGTTTACTGAAGGACTCTCTATAGCTTCCCCTCTTATGGCTCTAGCTACTAATTCGTTAAACTCTTCTCTTTTAGTAATGCCATGTAAATGTATTCTTTTGTAACCATTTTCTTTTAACCAAGCGTCATAACTAGATACCCAGTTCTTATAATATAATGTACGTTGTCTATTAAGTTCGTATTGTTTAACTTGTGACATTGTTCTAGACCTAACCCAGTTTTTGCCAGTCTTACCAATAGACTCATATAATATGTTAGATATACCTCTTACTAATTTATTTTTAGACATATCTGTTACACCTGCTCGGTCAAATCTAAACCATTTCCAAAAACCATTACCCATAAATACGTCACCATTTTCAGCAACGTCTTTTAATTGTCTTGCCATGTAGTTGGTATACAACTCAGCCATAGCGTCATTTTCGTCTTTGCCAGTGTATTCTAGGTTTTCTTCTTTTATTTTACATTCTGCCATTTAATATCCTTAATCACATTTATAAATTTTACCGTCTTTAGTTACGATGTATTCATCTTCACCATTAGGCATTCTGATTTCTGTGTTACCGTCTGTTCTTATTGTTGTTCTGTCAGCTAAGTCTTTATTATATTCGTCAGCTACTTTGTCGTAATCGTCTTGTTCTGTTTTGTTAGCCACATCATATTTTTTGTTACCTTTTGTAGTTGGCTTTAATTCTGCTTCATCAAGTATTTCTTTTTCTTTTACTTTTGTGTAATCATCTACAGCTTTGTTTAATGCAACTTCATTTTCATCAATGTTTCTACTTTTAATTCCTCTTATAGTTCCACCTAAAACAAATCCTGCCGCACTTGCAATTAATAATTCTTTTGTGCCTAGTGTAGGATTTTGTGATACCAACGCACCTTCAATAGCTAAGTTAGTTGTACCTGCCGCTAAACCACCTCGTATAATTCTTTGTATACGATTAGCTTTGTTCATTACAATTGCCGGTGCCATTAAACCATCTGTAGCAATCGCCGCCGCTATGGCTGTTGGGTCCAGGACTGCTGCGAGAAATCTTGCTGTCAATCCAGTAGCAATACCCTTAGACATAATTATTTTTTCTTTTTCTTGTACGTCTAAAATTTTTTCTTTTATTTGTTTTAATTCTGCAAATGATTTAGCTTCATCAAAAGCATCCCAATAATCTGGGTTTACATCTTTTTTTAATTCATCTTGTTGTTCTTTACTTAATACAAAATCATTAATACCAAACTCATAGTTAGGGTCTAAGTCTTCTCTACCAGATGATTTTAATATCCATGATGTTATCCACTCTTGGTCAATTGCTGCTTTACCAATATCTAAGTATGAAGTTTCTTTTGCAAACTTTTCTTTAGCTTCTGCATTTACTTTATCAATTTGAAACTGTTCCTTTTCACTTATAGTAGGAACGTCTAACATTGGGTCTAAGAATGATGGATTTTTATGTCCTTCTAAAAAATCTGTATTTTCTAATTCTTCATTTTGTTTTTGTAAACCTTCAATAATTTTATCTTTGTTAG